TTGGTGCTCTTAGTCGGAATTAGCTGCATTATGCGCCGCCCTTTTAGCAAGCTGGTGTTGATAGCTTTGCTGGCCAACGCAGCTTTACTGGTTAGTTATGCGTATCCTCGCATCTACCACCGACATCCGATTGCGGTACAACGCATTTTACCGCATTTGCCACCACGGTCCACGTTGCTTAAGCTTGATGGCGCTTTAAAGAACCGAACAGTTCGCATTGTTAGAGCGATGGACGTTTTGCCTAATGAAGACAGCCCGCTGCAAGCGGGTGCTCATGTTGATTTGTCTCATGCCACGCCTAATCTTCATTCTCGTGTCGAGATTGTTGATGGTCTTGGTCTGATCGACTGGCCCGACCTTGGTCGAGCATCACCACATGTCTTTGATACGTCAATCCCGAATGTCACTGCTGCCCTCTACCAGCGACACTTAGGTATGCCCCCGAACCTTCCGTTGGGCGGGGAGTGGGCTCATGCCATGCGAATGTTTCGAGGTCTGTTTGGTGATGAGTTGGGCCATATCCCACCGTATTCTCTCCAGGCGTGGTTGCATCTGCCAGGACGTTTGCCCAAGATACGGATTCTCACAACAGCTCTCACTAGGTTGTATGGTCAAGCTTGTATGATGTTCCAACCAGCTAACCGCTACTTTATGTCGATGGTGCGCAAGTCCTTCATCAAGAAGGAGATTGAACCCTATGATCCTTCGAAGGAGGCTTATCAGGACGTGCCCCGCCTGATTCAAGGCTCTTCTGAAGAATGGCAAGCATTGCTTGGGCCTTTCATAGCTGCGTTTAGCACTAAGTTTGCGGATTATTCCCAGCACCGGCGCGATGGTGAATTTTGCGCCAGCGTTTATGCTAGCGGGTTGACCCCCGCTGGCTTGGGGAGTTGGTTTGAGTATGTCACTCGTCGTCGTGGACTCAACTATTTTGTCGAGACCGATTGTTCCCGCTGGGATTCTACTATACCGGCGGAAGCATGCCTTGCGGTTGTGGACCTGTTTGAACACTGGGGTCTGCCGCACGACTTCTGCTCAGTGATGCGCCGCGACGTTAAGTCTTTCCGCGGCGTTATTCGTGAATGTAATATCAGCTACGTCGGACATGGTACAGTCCGTAGTGGCGATCCTCATACGTCCCTTGGTAACTCGCTAATGAATTTGGCCGTGATGCATGCCATGAGGGTCCGTTTTGACCTCAACACATCATATGCCATAGCCATGGGTGACGATTCACTTCTCGCCATGAATGAGGAAGACTTTCACAAAGTGAGCGGTGCTTCTATTCGCGCCTTTTATGCGCGATTCGGTCTAACGGCGAAAGTTAAGTTGCTGTCGTCAACTCCACCATCCTTTTGCTCCAAATTGTTTTATCATTACAACGGGTCATACATTGCTGGCCCGCTGCCGCACCGGTTCATGGCGCGGTTTGGATGGTCAGTCGTTCAATACGGCACTACAGTAGATGAAGTCTTAGGTCGGATGAAGGGCGGTATCCAGTCACAGGGTATTATAGCTGCCTACATACCGATCATACAAAGTATCGCTCAATCTGTGTACGCTTGTGCTGACAACATTCCAGCTGTGATTGACACAGCTGATGATTCATGGCGTACCATTGCACCGGTCGAAGAATTGGACGCGCTCGAACGCGCGTTGAACGATACTACCATCAGGAGCACTGATTATGCTCTTAATGCACGCCTACTCGCTGCTTATTATGCAGTGCCACTTACCACTGTGTATAGTTGGCAGGCTTCTGCCATTCGTGACAGAGCCAATGTGACCGTCGCCATGCTAACGGCTGCCGATCGGGCGGCCGCAGCGTTGCGACAGTAGGCGGGGTGTTGCGTCCTCGGTTAAACTGAAAGAGAGTAAATGCGTAATGGAAAATCCCGTCAGAACAGGTCGAAGGGTGGCTTTCGACGCCGCGCCGCGCGTCCCTCTGGACGCGCCAACCGCACGTCCCTCACCTACTATCGCGGTCGCGAAACCCGTCTCGCCCGTGATCACCCAACGACCTCCCTCAAAGCGATATCGTCTGCTCCAGCAGCGTATCGCTCAGGTACATCGGCCAGTGTAGGCGGCGCGACTATTTTGCGCGCTACGGAAACGATTGCTACCGTACCTCTTGGATATTGTGATTATTCCACCGGTGACACTTGTTATAGTGCCTCTATTCCTATCAACCCATTGTGGTGGATATCCACTCGCCTCTCGCGCGAGTTGACCCTCTACCAGCGATGGCGTGTGCGTCGTATGAGATTTGTGCTAACCGCCTGTCGAGCTTCTAATGCCGAAGGCGTTTGGTGCGCTGTTGTGGACACCACTCTCGGCGAAGATCGGCCCGATCCGGCCCAAGTCGCTGACTGGAACCGCCTGTGCAACATGGCAGGCGCCCAGGTACAGAATGCGTGGACGCCACGTGTGACGGTCGATGTACCAATGCCACCTGGTGAACCTCCGCGCTATGTCGAGTTGTATCCCAAACCTGGTCACGCGTGTGACTATGGCACACTTCTCATCGCTCGTCAATTTATGAGCGGCGCCGCAACGCTGACCTTATGCGTTGTTTCGGTGCAGTACGACATTGAGGCATGGTTACCGATGTTTTCCGCGCTTGCTCCGCCCTACTCCTACCAGTTCGCACCTGGTAGCTGTGCTTGGGGCGCGGCGTCAGCGGGAGATGAGGCTACAATTGAGATTACAGGCCCTAGTTTCACACCTGAGCCTGATGATGTGCTTGGTCTTGAGTTTTATGGCAACAATACCGTCAAGACTCCTTGGAACACACGCCAAGGCCGTTGCATGGCAGCCCTTCAGTATTACGGTCGCGTTGTTTCTTATGCCGCCACCGTTATGGTCATCCGCCTGTTTGTAACAGCCGCGGAGATGATCGCTGAAAATGCCATTCGCACTACGGCTGGTGTTCTAACTGGGGCCACGGCTGGTAACGTGCTTATACGACGTCTCTCCGGCTAAGCTGAGGACGCGATGCCGCTGGTTGAGTTGTGGGGACTTACCGCCCTATGCAGATGGTGGACAAGCCACGGACTTCTGCCTGGTAAGTGGTACTTGTGTAGGCGACTGTACGTATTGTTTATTGGATTAACCTGTTCCCAATGCGGGTATGCACACAGGCGCACAGTCGGCGAAGCTTTGCCTCCGCATCTCAGCTTTGGCTAGGTGGTCATGATAGTTATTGACTTCTTGCAGGCCAGTCTGTCCTGATTACTTCCCGC